TTTCACTTTTCTGTTCCCTCTTGGTGCGGAGAAGTTCGGGATAAAGACCAGGAGCTACATCAGCTCGTTGACGTTGATGAAGCTTCCTGGAGCCATGCGCATGAAGTACGAGGAGTTCATCAACGAGGCCAGCCTTCATGTCCTGGATGGATCTGTTCTCGACATGATGGAAGTATATGAGGATCTGGATCACTTCATTCAAACCTCCGAGTATGACGTACGTACAATGGGTTACGATCCGTACAATGCTCGAGAGTTCGTCACTCGCTGGGAGGCCGAGTACGGACCATTCGGTATCGAGAAGGTGATCCAAGGGGCTAAGACCGAATCTGTTCCCTTGGGCGAACTCAAGATCCTGAGTGGACAGCGTCTGCTCATCTTCGATCAGGCTCTGATGTCGTTTGCGATGGGGAATGCAATCACATTGGAGGACACCAACGGGAATCGGAAGCTTCTGAAGAGGAGGCAGGACGAGAAGATCGACAACGTCTCGGCTCTCATGGATGCTTGGGTGGCATACAAGCTGAACAAGGAGGCCTTCGAGTGAAATTAGGGGAAGGAGGTGAATGTTGTCGCGATTGGGCGCAACGCTAAAGCACGCTTGGAACGTTTTTACTAACCAGGCAGCTCGAGACAATACTCGACCCTATACGGAATACTACGGAGCGAGTTATGGGACGAGACCAGATCGTACAAGGCTTCGACTCCCCAATGATCGCTCGATTATCTCCTCTATTTACACGCGTCTCAGCATCGATGTCGCTTCCATCGAGATGCGTCATGTCAGAACCGACAAAGAGAAGCGCTACATCGAAGACATCGACAGCGGGCTCAATAACTGTCTTACTTTAGAGGCCAACATCGATCAGGCAGCGCGTGCATTTCGTCAAGACATCGCTATGACGATTTTTGACAGGGGTGTTGCGGCCCTTGTTCCGGTTGATACATCTATCAGTCCGGAGAGATCGGGTGGTTACGACATCTTGACGCTTCGTGTGGGCGAAATCGTGCAATGGTATCCAAAGCATGTGCGGGTGAGCCTTTACAATGAAGCTATTGGTGCGCGAGAAGAGATCGTTCTGCATAAATCAGCAATAGCTGTTGTCGAGAATCCTCTTTACTCGGTGATGAACGAGCCGAATTCGACGCTACAACGTCTCCTTCACAAACTCAATCTTCTAGATGCCGTTGACGAGCAATCCGCTTCCGGAAAACTTGATCTCATCATCCAGCTTCCCTACGTGATCAAGTCCGAAGCTCGTCGTCAACAGGCAGAGCAGCGTCGAAAGGACATCGAGTTCCAGCTCAAGGGTAGCCAGTACGGCATCGCCTATACGGACGGCACTGAGAAGATCACTCAGCTGAACCGCCCGGCCGAGAACAACCTAATGGCCCAGATCGAGTATCTCACTCAGATGCTCTATGGTCAACTTGGCCTGACCGAAGAGGTCATGAATGGTACGGCCGACGAAAAGGCCATGCTGAACTACTGGAACCGAACGATCGAGCCCATTCTCACGGCCATCGTCGAGGCCATGCGTCGTTCGTTCCTGACAAAGACTGCTCGTACTCAGTTGCAGACGGTTCTGTTCTTCCGTGATCCGTTCAGGCTGATCCCGATCGAGAACATCGCCGAGATTGCAGACAAGTTCACTCGTAATGAGATTCTGTCGGCTAACGAAATTCGTGGCGTCATTGGATTCCCACCGTCTAAGGATCCGAAGGCTGACAAGCTGATCAATAGCAACATGCCGCAAGCTTCTACTACCGAAACTAATACTGAAGTTCCAGCTTCATCGAATGGACACGGTGATCTTGCTGGCATTGGTCCAAGCAGTGGAGTGGGTCCAACGACCTAATGGTCCAACTGAAAGCGAGCATTCAAAATGGGAGAAGAGGCCAAGCCCGACTTCAGCGGCTACGCCACGAAGGCTGGTCTTAAATGCACAGACGGTCGGACGATCCTGCCGGATGCCTTCAAGCATCAGGACAAGACAACTGTTCCTCTCGTCTGGCAACACAACCACAACGAGCCGTCGAACGTTCTCGGTCACGCGGTCCTGGAGAACCGTGAAGACGGTGTCTACGCCTACGGGTTCTTCAACGGCACCGAAGACGCGGGGAAAGCCAAGACTCTGGTCGAGCATGGCGACATCAAGTCGCTGTCCATCTACGCCAACGGCCTGACGGAGAAGGCCAAGCAGGTCATTCACGGGTTCATCCGAGAGGTGAGCCTGGTTCTGTCCGGTGCCAACCCCGGAGCGGTCATCGACAACATCGTGGTGGCTCATGGTGATGGCGATATGACCACGCTGGAGGATGAGGCCATCATCACCACCGGTCTGGACTTCAATCACGCAGATGGTGGAGGGGATTCCAACTCGCCGAAGGATGGCGAGTCTGGAGACGGTCCGACGGTCCAGGAAGTCTACGACTCGATGACCCCTGAGCAGAAGGAGGTCGTCCATTACATGGTCGGCGCCGCGCTCGAGGGCGCCGCAGGCAATCTCAGCCAGGCATCACATTCCAGCGAAACCAAGTCGGATCCGCCCGTCGACGATGACAAAGACAAGGAAGGACGGAGGATGAGCCGCAACGTTTTCGAGCAGCAGAGCGGAGACAAGAAGGAAAAGAAGCACGTTCTCACTCACGACGCGATGAAGGAGATCGTCTCCGAAGCCCAGCGCTGCGGATCGTTGAGAGAGGCCTTCGAAGGATACGCTCTCAAGCACGGCATCGACAACATCGACGTCCTCTTCCCGGACGCTCGCAACGTCACGGAAACGCCCGAGTTCGATCAACGGCGTGTCGAGTGGGTCTCCGGTGTCATCAACGGCACCAAGCACTCTCCGTTCTCCCGGATCAAGAACGTCTGGGCCGACATCACCTTCGACGAGGCCCGGGCGAAGGGCTACATCAAGGGGAACCTGAAGAAGGAGGAATTCTTCGGGGTTTCGAAGCGTGTCACGACGCCGAGCACGATCTACAAGAAGCAGAAGCTGGATCGCGACGACATCATCGACATCACCGACTTCGATGTCGTGACCTGGCTCAAGGCCGAGATGCGTCTGATGCTGGACGAGGAACTCGGGCGCGCGATCCTCATCGGTGACGGGCGCGATGTCGCCGACGAGGACAAGATCAAGGACCCGGCCGGTGCCGCAGAGGGATCCGGCATCCGTTCGATCCTGTACGACCACGATCTCTACGTGGCCACGGTCACGGTCGATGACTCCGCCTCCGCGACGGACATCGTCGACGGGATCATCTCGAGCATGGGGTTCTACAAGGGGTCGGGAAGCCCGACGCTCTACACGACGCTCCCGTCGCTCACCATGATGATGCTCGCTCGGGATCAGTTCGGCCACCGGATGTGGAAGACCCCTTCCGAGCTTGCCTCGGAGATGGGTGTCTCCTCCATCGTCGTGGTCGAGGTGATGGAGGACGAGCCGGACGTCTTCGGCATCATCGTCAACCTGAAGGACTACACGGTCGGTACCGACAGAGGCGGAGAGGTCAACTTCTTCGACGACTTCGACATCGACTACAACCAGTACAAGTACCTGTACGAGACGCGTCTCTCAGGTGCCCTCACGAAGATCCGTTCCGCCATGGTTGTCAAGAAGGCGGCCGCTGGCTCCACGCTCGTCACACCGGAAGAGCCGGACTGGGATGGCTCGCAGATCACGGTCAAGACGACGACTGGCGTGGCGTACTACAACCAGGCCACCGATGCGTTGATGACCACGGCATCACCGGTCACGGTTCCGGTGGGTCAGACGGTGGTTGTCGAGGCCCGGCCGACCGCTGGCAACTACTTCGCGAACAACGTCGACGATCAGTGGACGTTCAAGAACGAGGGCTAACCGAAAGGTAGGTTCTCGATGGCAAGGTTCTATGGTCGTGTTGGCTATGGCGTAACCGTAGAAGACCATCCTGGAGTGTGGGTTGACGACATCGTTGAGCATTCATATTTCGGAGATGTGGTCCGGAATTCGAGGTATCTCAAAGAAGGTGAGAATCTCAACAATGATCTCAGCGTTCAGAATTCGATCAGTATCGTAGCTGATGCGTACGCCAACGACCATTTCTTTGCCATTCGTTACGTGGAATGGGCGGGGGCTTTGTGGACGGTTCAATCCGTCGAAGTACAGAGTCCCCGTCTGCTGCTGAGATTGGGGGAGGTGTACAATGGCCCCACGGCTACAACTTCAGAATCTCCTTGAATCATTCGCGGATAACGTATATTTCCAGCCTCCGACGAACATTCAGCTGGTATATCCGTGCATTGTCTATAAACGTGACTTCGGAGAGACTAAGTTCGCCGATGACCTGCCATACAATCATATGACTCGTTATATGATTACGGTCATCGATCGAGATCCTGACAGCGACATTCCAGGTAAAGTGGCTTCGATGCCGATGAGCCTGTTTAACAGGTTTTATACGGCTGACAATCTGAACCACGACGTCTACAACGTGTTCTTCTGAGGGAAAGGAAGCAAATGACGGTCCTTACATGGGACGAGGTCGGTGAACGCCTGTACGAGACCGGCGTGGACCACGGAGTCCTGTACATCCCAGACACATCGGGTGCGTATGTGGATGGGGTCGCCTGGAACGGTCTCACGACCGTCACGGAGTCACCTTCGGGTGCCGAGGCCTCTCCTCAGTACG